AGTTCCAAAGGAATTCAATCATCACAATTGACACAAAGAACTTGGTTGAATTTAAAGATGACAGTGACTTTTGGGGTAAATCAGATACTTCAAACAATGTTGAACTGATTGGTGATACAACATTAACCAAAAGATTATATTCCAGGATGTTATGTGGTCACTACAACAAGGACAAGCTGAAAGCATTTGAAGACCTGGCATCCAGTACACAAGATAGACTGATTGTATTTTATAACTTCAATGAAGAACTTGCAGCATTAAAGAAAATTGCTAAAAAGTTGAACAAACCTATTTCAGAAGTTAGTGGACAAGTTAAGGATCTGACTAACTATGAAAATGAAGATAATTCAATTACCTTCATCCAATATCAGGCAGGGGCAATGGGGTTAAATCTTCAAAAGGCAAATAAAATAATATATTTTACCCTGACTGAAAAAAGTGAACTATTTGAACAATCAAAGAAAAGAATTCACAGGATTGGTCAGACAAACAACTGCTTATATTACTTGTTAATTTGCAAAGGTAGTGTGGAAGAAGACATTCTTCAAATATTAGAAATGAGAAAGGACTATACAGATGAACTATTCAAGGAATATATCAATAAGGAATAAAAGAAGGTTAAGAAACATCATAATTTCATGGTTGATTGTCCTGGTCATTGGTTTCATGATTGGCTTCGGTATCGGTAAAGTTGGACAAGCAGATTCAGTTGAAGCACTTGCACAGTTCAGTGAAGTTGAACCTTATGGAACTATTGATGGAAAAACATTCAACTGGGGTTTAGCTGAAAATTGGAAAAGTGGTGCTGAACTTGGGTTCATTCCCCTGGAAGTTGAACTTGATGAAGAACTTCAAGAATTCATTTACTGCTTGTCATACGGTTACAACATAGATTATGCATTTGTAATGGGATTGATTGAAGCAGAAAGCACCTATCAAGTTGATGTGGTTAGTTCAACCAATGATTATGGGTTAATGCAGATTAACACAGTCAACCATGAATGGTTAAAAGAAAAACTTGGTGTTACAGACTTCCTTGACCCATACCAAAACACCAGGTCAGGAATTTACATACTACGAAACCTATTTGAAAAGTATGAAGATCCTGAAAAAGTATTGATGGCTTATAACATGGGTGAAACTGGTGCAAAAAGGCTTTGGGATAAAGGAATTTATGAAACTGATTACACCAACAAAGTTATTAAGAACATCATGAAAATAAAAAATTATATCAATGAAAGGATGGAAAACAATGAGTAATCAAAACCAGGTTCAAATATTTGAACAACAACACATTCAGGTATTCAAGCAATTAGCAGACATCACCAAACAAAAAAAGTTAATTGAAGAACAGGAAAAGAAGGTTAAGGAACAACTTGAAAAAGCAATGGATGCTTATGACATCAAGTCAATTGACAACCAATATATCAAAATCACCAGGGTAAATGGCAGCATTTCTACTTCAATTGATTTGAAAGCATTGGAAAAAGAAGAACCTGAACTGTATGCTGAATTACTTGAAGATTATCCAAAGGTTACAAACAGAAAACCATATTTGACATTCAAGGTGAAATAAAGCATGGCATCAGAAAAGCTGTTTGAAAAGAGAGTTGAAAAGTACCTTCATTCAATTGGTGTATATCAAGCAGGTACACCTTCCCACCAAATGAATGTTGAACAGATTGGATGGTTTACAAAGATTTGGGGTGGTGGTTTTCAGAAATCAGGAATTCCTGACTTGATCCTTTGTGTGAATGGTATCTTCATGACAGTTGAATTGAAAGCACCAAAAGGAAGACCTTCGGAACTTCAAAAGATGAATACAGCAAGAATTAATCAATCAAATGGAATAGGGATTATTTTATACCCTGATGGATTTGAACAGTTCAAGAAAATTATGGAAGGGGTGATGACTTGCAAGTATCACATTCAAGAATTGACTTATTTAAAAGATGCCCATTCAGATACAAAATGCGTTATATTGATGGACTATTAACTTTACCGCCTGATGAAGCAGCACACCCCTTGATTATTGGAACAGCAATGCATACTGGACTTGAAAAGGGTGTGGATCAAGCAATAAAAGAATATTTAATGTCATACCCAATCATTACAGATAGACATATTGAAGAAGCAATGAAGCTTGAAAAGGTAATACCAAAGGCAGCAGCTATGCTTCCACAGGGTGAATTTGAAGTCAAAATTGATAATGAAGACTTCATTGGATATATTGACCTTCTTGCACCTGCAAAAGTATTTCAAAGAGAAGTTGAAGTTCCAAACCAATATGACATTTATGACTTCAAATATTCCAACAATGTTTTTAACTATAAGAAGTCACAACAGCTTCACTTGTATAAATACTTTTGGGAAAAAGAAAACCCTGGGAAGTTTATCAGGAAAATGTACTTCTTATTTGTACCAAAGACAAGCATTAGACAGAAGAAAACAGAAGACTTATATCAGTTTAGAAAAAGACTTGCTGATGAATTGGACAAGCTTGAACCACAACTGGTTGAAATTGAATATGATCCTTCAAAGGTCATTGAATTCATGGTTGATGTAAAATATGTACTGGAAGCAGAAGACTTCCAAAAAGATGAAAGTTATTTGTGTAACTTTTGTGAATATCAAGATTATTGTCAGAAAGGATGGGATTATATGTTACTACCCAAAAATGAAAGAAGAAACATTGAAAAAATAGAAAAGAAGGTAATTTGGATTTATGGTTCACCATTCAGTGGAAAGACAACATTTGCAAATAAGTTCCCTGACCCATTGATGTTGAACACTGATGGAAATATCAAATTTGTTGATGCACCTTATATTGCAATCAAAGACCAGGTGACAGTTGAAGGAAGATTGACCAAAAGGAAACTTGCTTGGGAACTATTCAAAGAAGTTATTGCTGAACTTGAAAAGAAACAAAATGACTTCAAGACAATCATTGTTGACTTACTTGAAGACACTTATGAACATTGCAGACTTTACATGTATGACCAAATGGGAATTACCCATGAAAGTGATGACAGTTTCAGGGCATGGGATAAAGTCAGAACTGAATTCCTTTCAGCTTTGAAGAAACTGATGAACTTGGACTATGAAAATATTATCCTTATCAGTCATGAAGATACATCCAAAGACATCACCAAAAAAGGTGGGGATAAGATTACAGCTATCAAACCAAACCTTCAAGAAAAGACAGCAAATAAGGTTGCAGGTATGGTTGATATTGTGGCAAGGGTCATTGCTGATGGTGAAATAAGAACATTATCATTCAAGACCAATGAAGTAATCTTTGGTGGTGGAAGGCTTACATCATCAACAAATGAAATTCCACTTGATTATGATGAATTCCTTGAAGTTTATGAAGAAGCAAACAGAATTGCAGTTGCACAAATGAAAGGTGAAGCACCAAAGAAAGAAGCTTCAAATAAGACCACAGAAGACAGAAAAACAAGAAGTAGAAGAAATACACCACCTACCCCTGAAACTGATGAAGAAGATGAAAATATGACTTCTGATGACCAAGATGAAGTAGTTGATGAACCTGAAAATGAAGTTGAAGAAGAAACAGATGAAGAATTTGAAATTCCTGATGATCTATCTTCATTAACAGTTGCAGAATTAAAAAACTTGGCAGAAGATTTGGGAATTGACACCACTGATTTAAGAAGAAAGAAAAACCTTATTGAAGCAATTGCAGAATTAAATGCTGATGAAGAAGTTCAAGAAGAAACTGAACAAGATGAACCAGTTAATGAAGAAGTTGAAGAAGAAACTGAACAAGAAGAAAAACCAAAAACAAGAACAAGAAAAAGAAGAACAAGGGGTGAATAATCGTGACAAACTATGAAAAATTTATGAAGTTGCTGCATGACAAAGGTCATGTTAAAGCAATGAACACAGCAGTAAATCTTTCACCAATGGAATTCCTTCCTGATGAAGTGAAACCATCAGTAATTAAAAGTTGTGTTGCAAGCTATATTTCAAACATATTAGCAAGAGATCCTGAAATCAAAGAAGTATTTGATAGGGCAGCTTGTGACATGATGCTTGAAAAAGTCTTGAATGATTTGGACTTAAAGAAGGATGAAAACTTCAAACCAACACCACAGGACTTGTTTGCAAAATCAGTTGCAGATGCTTTATTCAGTAACATGTTCAGGAAGTGATTAAATGGCTGATGTAATAAGTTTAAAAGATGGTAGTACAGAAGTAATATTTCAACCAAAAGATTTTCATTACTTAATTGAAAAGCATATGGGATATGATGCAGCAGACTATTTTGAAAAGATGGTTGATGAATTACAGGAAGAAGCAGATTATACAACAGCAAAAGTGAACACTGACCTTGGATGTTATGAAAGTTCACTTGAAAGCAATACAGCTTGTTTCCAAGAAATATTGGAAATCATGGAACAAATGAAGTCTATTCTTGAAGCACCAAGGATCAATAAAAAGAAATTATTCAACTTGATTGAACAAGTTGAAAAAGAAATAAAAAATCAAATCTAAAAAAATATAAGAAAGGTAAAGGTGATTTTATAATGGCAAATTTATGGGATAAGTTTGATGAAGCAATTGATACAAAGGGATTACAAGAAGATGTTAAGGAAGCAGCAGAAAATGGAACTGGTTCATTTAAGGAAGTTCCTCATGGTGAATATGAAGTTGAAGTTAATAAGATGGAACTAATTGCATCCAAGAAGGGTGACCCAATGGTGACAATTTGGTTCAAGGTTGTAAGTGGTGAGTATAAAGGTAGCTTAATCTTCTTCAACCAGGTAATCACACAAGGTTTCCAAGTCCATATTGTAAATGAATTACTTCGTTCAATGGACACTGGACTTGATATTGAGTTCAAGTCATACAAACAATATGGAAACCTTCTGATGGATGTAATGGAAGAAATTGATGGACAACTTGAATTTGCATTGAAGTATGGTGAAGGAAAGAAAGGTTTTAGCACCTATGAAATTACTGATGTATTTGAAGTAGAATAATTTCCCCTGGTCAGGGGTGATTTAAAAAAATTATTGCACCCCTGACCCACCTACTTCCCCATCATTAGTATTGACAGAATTTCTTAAACTTATACAGAAAGGATGTGAAGAAAATGTTGTTCTATGACTTTGAAGTTTTCAAATATGATTGGTTGGTTGTAGTTATAGACATGATGAAGAAAAAAGAACATGTAATCATCAATGATCCTGATGCACTTAAAAAATTATATGAAGAAAATAAGAATGAAATTTGGGTTGGATTTAATTCAAGGCACTATGACCAATATATCTTAAAAGGCATACTTTGTGGATTTGACCCTAAAAGAATTAATGATTATATCATTGTCAAAGGAAATCCAGGATGGAGATTTTCATCACTATTAAGGAATGTAAGACTTATAAATTATGATGTTATGACTGGAATTGACAGGGGTTTGAAAACTTTTGAAGGGTTCATGGGTAATGACATCAGGGAAAGTTCAGTTCCCTTTGATATAGATAGGAAGCTGACACAAGAAGAAATTGAAGAAACAGTGAAATATTGTAGACATGATGTGGAACAAACAGTTGAAGTTTTCCTGGAAAGGAAAGATGACTTTGAAGCACATTTGGGATTGGTGAAGCTTGCATGTGAAGGAAAACCACTTGATCTGTATTTACTTTCAAAGACAAAAGTTCAACTTTCATCAATCATCCTTGATGCAACAAAAGTGGATCGTGATGATGAATTTGACATTGACTTTCCACCTACTTTGAAAATTGAAAAATACAAAGAAGTTCTTGATTGGTATGCAAATCCTGACAACAGGTGTTATGTAAAGAAAAATGAAAAAGGAAGAATGGTAAAAAATCAGCTTGAAATTATGGTTGCAGGTGTTCCCCATGTATTTGGTTGGGGTGGTGTTCATGGTGCAATAGACAAATACAATGGTCAAGGTTACTACTTGAATATGGATGTGGCTTCCCTATACCCTTCATTGATGATTAAGTACGACCTGGGAAGTAGAAACATGAAAGACCCAAACAAGTATGAAGAAATTTATCATACCAGGCTTAAATATAAAGCAGAAAAGAACCCATTGCAGCTTCCATTAAAGTTGGTACTGAATGGTACTTATGGGGCAATGAAAGACCCAAATAATCAATTATATGACCCAAGACAAGCAAACAGGGTGTGCGTATATGGTCAATTACTGTTACTTGACTTAATTGAAAAACTTGAACCCCATTGTCAAATCATTCAATCAAATACTGATGGTATATTGGTCAAGCTTCCTGATGGTTCAGATGAAACATTTTATTTGATTGATGATATTTGCTATGAGTGGGAAGAAAGAACTGGTCTTGTACTTGAATTTGAAGAATTCAGAAGGGTGTTTCAAAAGGATGTAAACAATTATATTGTTGTAACCCCTGATGGAAAATATCATTCAAAAGGTGCTTATGTAAAGAAATTAAATAGTTTGGATTATGATCTTCCAATTGTGAACAAGGCACTGGTTAATTACATGGTTCATGATATTCCAGTTGAAAAGACAATCAATGATTGTGATGAACTGAAAGAATTTCAATTGGTTGCAAAGGCTTCCAGTAAATACACTCATATTCTTCATGGTGACAAAATCTTAAATGAAAAAACAATTAGAATATTTGCTTCCAATGATCCAAGAGATAAAGGGGTTAGAAAAGTTCATGCTAAAACTGGAAAACCTGCAAAAATACCAAATTCACCTGAAAACTGCTTCATTTATAATAACACAGTTAATGGTGTAAAAGTACCAAATAAGTTAGATAAACAATTTTATATAGATATGGCAATTAAGAGATTGAAAGATTTTGGGGTGGTGTGATGGAACATACAGAATTGAACACAAATCCCAACATAAATAAAATTGACAAGGTGGTGATACAAGTTGTTTTTTAGAGGATATGTTGAAACAAAAAATAAAAAATGCATTGAAAAATTCAAAGATAGGGATGACCTTAAAACATATGAAGATGTAAAAGATTTACCTGAATTTGCAGGCATCCTTGCAACTGACACCATCTTGATTGATATAGATGACTTTGAACAAAGTGAAATATTGTTCAAAGTGGTTAAAGATAAAAAGCTTAAATGTAGGGTTTATGAAACAACCAGGGGCAAGCACTTCTTATTCAGGAATAAAGGTGTTAAGTCGAACAGGACAAAAGCAAACCTTGCAATTGGAATAACTGCTGACATTAAACTTGGAAAAAGAAATTCATATTCTATTCTTAAATTCAAGGATAAGGAAAGAAAAATTTTATATGACACAGCAGAAAATGAAGAAGCACAAGACCTTCCAAAGTGGTTACTTCCAATTAAGACAAACACTGACTTCATCACTATGGATGCAGGTGATGGAAGAAATCAGGCTTTATTCAACTACATACTTACATTACAGTCAAATGACTTTTCAGTTGAAGAAGCAAGAGAAACCATCAGGATCATCAACAACTATGTAATGAAAGAACCATTATCAGAAGATGAACTTGAAGTTGTTATTCGTGATGAAGCTTTTGCAAAACCAGTGTTTTTTAAAGGTACAACCTTTTTATTTGATAAATTTGCAGTGTTCATGAAGAACAACCATCATATCAAAAGGATAAATAATCAATTGCATATATACAAAGATGGTGTTTATGTATATGGACTTGCTGAAATTGAAGCTGAAATGATTAAACATATTCCACAATTAAACAGAGCAAAAAGGGCAGAAGTTCTTTCCTACCTGGATATTTTAATTAGAGAAAATACACCAGTAACAGAAGCAAATTGGATTGCTTTCAGGAATGGACTTTACAACATATATGATGACAGCTTTATTCCATTTACTCATGAACATATAATCACCAATAAAATTGATTGGGATTATAACCCCCATGCTTATGATGAACTAACAGATAAGACCCTTGACAGAATAGCTTGTCATGATAAGCAAATAAGAATGCTGCTTGAAGAAATGGTTGGATATACAATGTTCAGAAGAAATGAACTTGGAAAAGCATTCATCTTGACAGGTTCAGGATCAAATGGAAAGTCAACCTTCCTGAACATGTTAAAACATATGCTTGGAAGAAGAAATGTTTCAGTCCTGGACTTGAAAAAACTGAATGATAGGTTCAGTACAGTAATGTTATTTGGAAAACTTGCAAATATAGGTGATGATATTTCAGATGAATTCATTACAGATGCAGCAGATTTCAAGAAAATTGTTACTGGTGAAGCAATAGATGCTGAACAAAAAGGACAACCAAAGTTTGAGTTTGAACCTTATGTAAAACTATTATTTTCAGCTAACAACATTCCAAGGATAGGAAAAGGAAGGGATTCATCTGCAATATTAAGAAGGCTGATAATCGTTCCATTCAACGCAAGGTTCAGCAGCAGTGACCCTGACTTTGTACCATTCATTGGTGACAAGTTGAGAAGACAAGAAGCAATTGAATATTTAATACAACTTGGACTTAAAGCATTGAAAAGAGTTCTTATTGAAAGAAAGTTCACTGAAAGTGAACAAGTTCAAAAGCAACTTGAAGAATATGAAGAAACAAACAATCCAATTGTTGGGTTCTTCAAAGAAATTGACAGAGAAGAAATTGAAAATGAACCTACAAATGAAGTTTATAAAAGATATACAGTTTATTGTGCTGAAAATGGCTTACAACCAATGTCACAGATTGGTTTTTCAAAGCAATTAACAGCAAACTTTGGTTTTGAAATTATTGATAAAAAAATCAATGGCAAGAAGTACAGAATACTGATCTCAAAGGGTAGTGTAAAAAAAGATATGAAAACAGAAAAATACTTTTGATATGTTTTTAAATAAGATTTGACTAAATTATATACTAAAAAATGGCATAAGTATAGTGTGGAATTTGACAAATACCCTTC